TGTTAAATAAATTCTTTAAAGCTTTATCGTCTTTTGATTCAACCTGCCTTGTTGTTTCTCCTTCAACCTGAATACCTCTATTGTTTACATCATCAGAAAATAAGGTTTGTCCACGGTGTCTTTCATCTATATACTTATCAGCTTCTTGATATTCTCTATAACCTTTTAACTGAGGGCCAATAAATGGAAGTTTTTCTAAAAATCCTACCTTACCGCCATCTTGAAACATAGGGGATTTAGGTTGGGAGATACCAGCTTCCATAGAGGCAGAAGCTATTAAAGCATCCATAGCCGAATTACCATTCTGCATTTGCTGCATGGCACGGCCTTCATTAGTAATTTGTTTTAAAACGGGTAGGTAATCAGGAACGGCTTCTTTGGGTATTATCCATTCGCCGCCTTCAAGTTCAACGGGCTGTTCACCGGCAACCATGCCAGCAACGCCGCCCCCTTCATGTGATGGCCCCCGTACTAAACCGTAACTAGGGAACCTGCTTTTTTGTTTAGCCATATGGTATGTGGATTAATAGCTTTATTTAAAATGTTTATAAACAGGCGTGTAAAGTTACACTTCACAGCATTTAAATATAAGAAGATAAAAAACAAGAACCAAAGAAATAAATAATTAATTTCGAGCACCTGTTAACCAGTTGTACTTACGCAACTTAGGTAACAGTTTGTCTTTACGCTTAGAATTAGCAAATCCTTCTTTACTGGTAGCTTGTGACTTGGGTGCTCTGGCAAAATAGTCCGCATAGTATAACGCATCCATGATATCATCGTTCCGAGGCTTAGGATGCTCAAAGAACTCATCCACTATCTCAGTCATCTCTCTTTTAATAAATAACTTTTTAGAATTAATAATAGGGCCTAGGGTTGTTTCGAGTCTATCCTGCTTCTTTATTCTATTAGGTGGCTTAACCCCTTTAAAGATACCAGGCATTAACCTTTTCTCATTAGCACTCATACGGGTTACCATATCTCTCACCATTTCTTGAGCAGCGACAGTCTCAATCGTTACCCGTCTAACAGGACTATATTTCTTTGCCAACTCTATAATCTTAGCGGGAACATCAAAAGTAGGGATACGCTCTCTAAAATACTCTAATACATAACGATTATTCTTTGAATCTATACCCATGACCAATATAACTTGAAAGTCTGAGGTCTCGGTAGCAGTAGCAGCAAGGTCAACCCCCATGTAAATATTAATAGGAATAACCTCATCACCCTCCATAATGTAGTTAAAACCGTTCATAAGCTTACGCTCACCACTATAGTGCTGGATTCTATCTATCTTAAAGGCTGCATTGGTAATATCTCGAGCATCATTCATATACTCTTGAGCAAACTTATTCACTAAGCCCGCTTCTATAAATTCTTGTTTCTTATGATTTAACTTCGAAAGGGGGAATTGTTCAGGCCATAAAGCCTTTCCATCCTCTACCGCCCGATGAAAGAAGACATCCCACGGATAGGAACGCTTATCTTTCATTGCTTTCCTATGTCCATCGTAGGTCATCTGTAAAAAGCTATCATAATGAACAATAGTACCGGCTAACCATATCCACCCCTCATTACCGGGTGATTCTTCTAAAGCGGGATAAATAGTAGATACTACCCACTTCTTAATCTCATTACGTCTTTCAGGGGTTTTGGTATTCAATTCAGATTCAAAGTCATCCAAGATGATACCAGTATAACGAACATCTACCTCTGCACGCCCCCTAAGCCTCTGAGAAGTACCTTTAGCTATAATTCTATCCCCTTTAGGAATAACAAGGTCTTTCTCTGTCCAACGCTTACCTACACTACCCCCATCCATATTACCAAAGTAATACTTAATGGTCTTATTGGTCTCTAAGTGATATCTTAAATATTTTAAGTGGTCAATCGCCTGACCTTGCTCTTCCGACACCCAAGCAATAAAGTTCTGGTCATCCTCACCAGCAAAGCAAAGTTTATGTAAAATAGCTGATTTAGATAGAATAGACTTACCAAACCCCCTAGGAAGTATAATACAGATACGCTCACCGGGTTTAGTAGATATAAGTCGTTTAGATAAGGTATAATGACATTCAGGGGAAGCACTCTTGTGCATGAAGTCTTTAGGAAGAAAGGCTCTACCAAAGAATAAAAGGTCTTGATAGGACTTAACGAGTATTTCATCCCGACGAGTCATCTCATCAGGAGGAGGCATAATGTTAAATGTCTCTATCTTCTCCTTTGCGGGCAAGCTTTCTAGCCTTGATAATTCCTCTTTTATATCTTTTGTTTTCAATAGTTAACTTTTTTTTTAACCGTTTACGGGCTTTAGCGGCTTTGTTAGGCACTACCACTTTTCCTTATCGGCCCAATAAGCTGCTGACAGACTTCCGTCTCATCTTTTGTGTACGAGACTCACCCGCTTTAGGTGCACCAGCGGTCTTAACCCCCTGTTGTCCAAATCGAATGGTCTTAATCTTTGTTCCTACCTTAGCAACCACCACATGACTTTTAGTCTTATGACTAGGGGTTCTTTTGGGTTTATTGTATCCTGATACCCCAGCACGGGTTAGCCTTGAATCTTTTTTTGTTGCCACTACTTACCCCAGCTCTTTTTAGCGATACCCTTGGCTTGTTTACTTAAATCACCGAAGTGAAACAATCTTTGACTAGTGGCGCCATGTTTGATACCGGTATGTAATTGTCCATTAGGCATCTTATGCAGACCGCCTTTATGTTGCTTACCACTCTTTAAGTAGTGTTTTACTCCCATACCCATCTTAACCCTCTATTAGTTTAATATTATAAATCACACTACCCCAGCATATTTGCTCAGGATACTGCCAGATACTCTTACTGAGACGCATTCTCTTCTATTAGGCCCGTCTCAAAGGCTTTAAGTTTATCTTTAGAGAAACCAGTGAACTCCTGTATCAAGGCAATCGAGTCTGATTTCTTATCCGTAGTCAATAATCCCGATATCTTCATTAAGGTTTCTAACGCTCGTAACTTATCGCCATCTCTCACATCGGTCTTATCTACCACCGACTTAGCGTTTTCGAGTAAATAAGTCTTGGTAATCCCTAAATCATCCATTAACTGTTCAACTTCTTTGTTAATCAATGTTCGTATCCTCTTTTGTCTTAGTAAAATCTTAGAGCGATTTAAGGCATAACGCCTATTCTGGGTCTTATAGACGGTTAAGTAAGCATCCGTAGCGTCACGACCCATCGCCACCATCTTGGCAAACAGCTTTTCTCTCGATGTAATGTACTTGCTGTGCTTATGGCGGGTAAAAGTATAAATGTCTTTAGGGGGCTCACCCTCTAACTTAGCATTATCAACGACAAAAGAAGTCCCCAGTAAGGTACGGATGTAATCGGTCTTCTTATTATATTGATTACTATACATTACCGCCCGCCTTAATATCGTAAATACCTGTCCATCATCACTCAAAGCCCACTCACCTTCCCCAGCCTTCCGCCAATCATCCTTTAAATCTTCTTTTAAGTGGTGCTTTCTAAATTCTTGCTCATCTTCGTATAAATGGTAGTCTACCCCACTAATGGTCTTGACGTACACCCTACGCCTTAGCTTTTACATCCGGAATATCTATATCAAAGAAGTCTACCAACATCGGTGATTCAATCTCATCTATAATCAATAGTATCTCCATCATGTACTCGTAATCGCCGGTCTCTCTAAACTTGCAAGATAAAGACTTCAGGTTATCTATCGCGGGGCCTAAGTCTAAGATTTCTATACTGGGGGTCATTTCCATAGTAGGAATATAAGCACATATTACTTTTTCAAACAAGATGAAAATAAGGGTTGACTGGTATAGGCAAAAACTAATAAATTCAATTAGTCGGTTGAGACAGAATAATACTATAATACTATTAATATATTAGTATATTAATATATTAAGTACTATAGTACTATAATATTATAATATTAGTAATACTATAATATTATAATATATTAAAATAAACTTCTTATAATATACTAATATACTAATAATACTATAGTATTATAATATTACCGCGAAATATTATTGTAGTACCCGCGATATCAATCCTACCCCAACTTTCCAAAAACTTCTAAAAAATAAAATATATATGCGTGCGTCTCTTATATTTATGACATGCACCCCCCGAATCGGATTTAGGTTGAAATAATCGGGGTTGAAAAAGTCAAGGTCGGTTCACCTAGGTTGAAAATAGTGATGGCAGCGTGCACGATTCCGGACCATGTTCCCATAGGTTTCAAATTATTTCTCGAGGGTGAGCAAAATAAATGGGAACTTTATCTACCCTCATACATGAAAGGTATAGATTATTGACAATGTGATGACTTGGTTGCTCCGATGTGGGGCAGGATTGGGGACGAATAGTGTCCCTCCAAGCCTTGAGGGTGTCCCAAGGGACAGCACCCAATAACAATTATTAATCTTAACTAAAGGAAAGATAATGGAACAATCTAAAGAATCATCTCTATTAAGAGGACTGCAGGAAGCTTGGGTTAATTGGGACTATTACGCTTTTATGGACAAGTTCTTTGTTAATCGATTTCCTCAATATAAAGACCGCAAAGACGATAATGGACGGTATCTCTTTGACAGGGGCAGTTATCGCCACGAAAAGTGGATGAAGTTTAAGGATAACCCTGTAAGCTATATGTGCAACATGGATGACACCACGATGCATGAGTTTGCCAAGGCTATCAAAAAAGAGATGAACTAATAAAAACCAGAGGGGGGCAGAAATGCTCCCCTCATAATTAAGAAAGATAATAAAATGAATAAAGTTGAAAGACTAATAGCTAAATGCAATGAGCTTGGTTTGTGTTCAATCTGCTATCAATCAATAGATAAGCAGACTGACCCCGCAACGGGCAAGGTGTTCTGGGAAAATGGACACAACGCCAACCCTATAAACAATGGTAGGTGTTGCACGTCTTGTAATGAAACTAGAGTCTTGCCGGTAAGGTTCAGAATGGCGGTGAGCTAATGAGTCGTAAACATTACCGCGAGGTTGCAGACATCTTAAGTAGAAGTAAAAACAAAGGGCATTGGTCATTTGAAACAGTTGTTGATGACCTCTGCATTATGTTTAAACGCGACAACCCACGCTTTGATACTAGTAAATTCAAAG